AAAGGCATCAAAGGATTAGGAGAGCTACGTGAGAAACTCGGTAAGGTTTGGAAAAACACTCATTATACCCAAGGAGAAGGCTGGTTTCCTGCGGTTGACGGACGTCCCGTCTTTTGCCCTGCGGAACACCAAACGCTTAACTACCTACTGCAATCCATGGAAGGAATTAGTTGTAAAGCCGCCCTCTCGTACTCGATGCAGAAAATCAAGGAAGAAGGGTTACGGGCGTCGCCTCGGTTGTTCTACCATGACGAGATCGCATACAACTCCCACCCCGATGATGCACAACGCGTGGGCGAGATCTTGCAAGAGGCTTTCTGTGAAGCACCCAAGCAGTTCGGTATAGAATGTATGGATGGAGGTGACTATGTCATCGGGAAAAGTTATGCGGACGTGCACTAGCAAAGGCTGTGATCGTCCAACAAGAAGTCGACCCTTCAAGAAGAGTATTAAGTTGTACTATGAGTCTACTTGTAGAGCCTGTCAAGGTACTATGAGGAGATACGGTATCACTGCTCCTGAAAGGGATCGTCGTAAACAAATGGGGGTGGATCTAGGACCCCCTTCGGGGGCCCCTGGCCCTAAGCGAAAGGACTTTAAACGTGTTAAATCTAACGTTGATTGACGCTGACTCGATATATTTCCGTCAAGCATGTGTCACTAAGAATAAGAAAGATATCCGTAAAGGTATCGATCATGTAATGAATGACATCAAGCGGGAATGTTTATCGGATCAGTTGATGGTCGCAGTAAAGGGACATGGAAACTTCCGCAAGGATCTGTTCCCTAAATATAAAGCTAACCGTAAAGATCTAGATGAGGACCTGAAAGTGGCTCTCACCTATGGACACGAGTATATGTGTAAGACATGGGATGCTGTGATGGCAGATGGTATGGAAGCAGATGATCTCGTAGCTATCTGGGCTTACGAAGCTCGTGAAGCTGAGACTGCTTACGTCATAGCAGGTATCGATAAGGATCTCTTGCAGATACCAGGCCATCACTACAACTTCGTTAAGCGTATGCATACTGATGTTGATGATGATCAAGCACATCTCAGTCTTATGATACAGTGCCTNACAGGAGANGGTACAGATAATATTCCCGGTATTAAGGGAGTAGGACCTAAGACTGCTGAGAAGATACTGAAGGGCGTACCAATGGAGCGCCGTTGGAATCGAGTCCGTGCCTCATGGCGTGGATACAAGGCAGGTAATCCTGATCTATCATATGATCTGTTACGAATGCTAACCTCATGGGAAGAGTATGAAAGAATTAAAGATAGAATTGCAAGTCAAACCCCTGTCAGCCAACAAGATGTACTGGCGGGGAAAGAGGAGTAAGACCAGTGAATACCTAGCCTACCAAAATGAGATACGTGATGAGCTGATGGGTACTACGTGGCCCTTCAGCGACTCACCTCTACATTTCGTGTTCGATGTTGGTCTGTCTGCTAGACAGGCTGACCTTGATAACACATTCAAACCACTGTTCGATACACTACAAACTATATATGAAGAGTTCAATGACAACAAAGTATACACAATCGCAGCCAGTAAATACATCGTCCCCAAAGGGAGAGAGTTTATCAGACTGGGAGTTACAGAAACAACTGAACCGCAAGCACAACTCACGCCATGCGAAGAGCAAGCTTAATAAATATAAGAACCGTAAACTTAAAGAAGAAAGGGATTGGTCATGAAGTACCATGAAATAGAAGTCGAAGGATATGAGCGGGTAGTAGAAGCAACTGATGATACAGGCTTCCGTGCTATCGTTGGGATCCATAATACTAACCGTGGCGTAGCACTAGGTGGCTGTCGTGTGATGTCTTACGAGTCACGTGATGCTCAACTACAAGACGCACTGAACCTATCTAAGGGTATGACATACAAGGCAGCACTAGCTGGCTTAGCCCTCGGTGGAGGTAAGGCCACGATCAATGCACCAGTAGCAGACAAGGATACTCTGCAGAAGTTCGCTGAAGTAATGGAGTACATCAACAAAGATGAGACCATGTACATCACAGCAGGAGACGTAGGCACTGGACCCAAAGAGGTTGAGCTGCTATCTACTTTCACACCATATGTTAATGGTCAGCACCTCGGTGAGGACAGTGGATTCGCTACAGCTTACGGAGTATACATGGCTATGCTCGGAGCATTAGAGTTCCGCAATCGTCCCCTTCGTAAGCAGTTCGTAGCTGTTGAAGGACTCGGTAAGGTAGGTGCTAGACTAGTTAAGTTCATCCACAATGAGGCTGACTCAGTATTTACCTACGATCCTCGCAAAGAAGTAGGAGAGGATATCTTCCGTCGGTTCGGTGCTGTACCTGTACGGTCACGCGATGCTCTCATTCGTTACGGTACTATCTATTCACCTAACGCTTTAGGTGGAGGACTAGATGGAGATACACTAACAGCTCTAACACCAGGTGATATCGTATGTGGTGGAGCTAACAACCAGTTCTGCTGTGACGAGATGGATGTAGCTTACGCTAGTAAAGGTATCACAGTAGTTCCTGACTTCCTCGCTAACGCTGGNGGTATCATCATCGTTAAAGAGGGTATGAAGGATGCTAGCTACATGGACTCCGATGTGATGGACAAACTCAAGCAGATCAAGTTCACTACCGAAGAGGTACTGTGGCGTGCTCGTGATGAGAAGTATACACCAATGCATATCGCTAAGGTAATGGCCGAAGAAAGGTTCAAGTAATGAAAACAAACTGCACCAAGTGTGACAGTTCGGATGCAGTTGAAGTGTATGAGGACGGACATGAGTTCTGCTTCAGCTGCAATACCCGTAACCCTAATAAAGAAAGAGTACAGATGAATGGAAGTACCACCAATACTAGCTCTGTTTCAACTAGCCTCATGGAAATTCCTGATTATCGCAGTTATCCTATTGCTAGTCGTGGTATATCCCAAGAGGTAGTAGATTATTTTAATGTGAAGATGAGTGTAGATCCTGATGGGAAACCTGCCTCACACTTCTACCCTTATACTAAGGAGGGACAGGTCAGTGCTTACAAAGAACGGAAGTTACCTAAGGAATTCAGAGTACATGGAGACTTTAAAGGAGTGGAACTCTTTGGACAGTCTCGGTGTACCGGTAATCGGACACTCGTCATCACCGAAGGTGAGATCGACTGCATGTCGGTCGCGCAAGCGTTTCTCGACTACAAGGGAACGATCTACCCTTGTGTTAGTATCCCTTCTGCTAGCGGGACTAGTAGTGTACTTGCCAACCGTGATTGGATAAACACATTCGACACTGTGATCCTCATGCTAGACCAGGATGAGGCAGGGCAAAAGGCTACAGATAATATAGCTAAGATGATCAAGGCAGGTAAGGCACGGGTTGCTAAACTGCCATGCAAAGATCCTAACGAGGCACTCATGAAGCACGGTAAAGATAGTATCTTGCGTGCAGTATGGGATGCTCAGCCATGGAATCCAGCTGGTATCGTAGTCGGTGAAGAGATCTGGGAACAGTTCAAGAACCGACAAGCAGTTGAATCCATACCCTATCCGCCCTGTTTAGATGGGCTCAACACTAAATTAAAAGGAATTCGTCAAGGTGAAATTACTCTATTCACATCTGGTACTGGCAGCGGCAAATCTACTGTTATCAAAGAGATTGTCTTGGATTTACTCGGAAAAACTGAAGACAAAGTTGGTCTCATATCTCTCGAAGAAAGTGTTGGAGATACAGCTGAGAAGTTTATCAGCATGGCACTCAGACGGTCTGTTAATGACCCGCCACCAGCAACTGAGGCTGAAATGCGCAGTGGTTTTGACTCGGTGTTTGGAGATGAAAGACTTGTCTTACTCGACCACCAAGGATCCGTTGGAGACAACAGCCTCATCGACAAAATCGAGTACATGGCCTTACTCGGTTGTAAATACCTGGTCCTCGACCACATTACCATCGCTGTCTCGGAAGGTAGTGAAGGCCTATCAGGTAACGAAGCTGTCGACAAAGTAATGAGTGACCTGCTTAAGATAGTTAAGCGTCATAATATATGGCTGGGTTTAATCTCCCACCTACGTAAGGCAGCCGGAGGAGGGCAGTCATTTGAAGAAGGTAAGTTGGCTAGCATCGATGACATCAAAGGTTCTGGATCTATTAAGCAGATCTCCTTTGACATCGTTGCCTTCGCCCGTAATCTCGTCGCAGAAAACGAAGGCGAACGAAACACAATCAAGTTCCG